ATTCAATTCTCCTTTTTCAGCGTGTGTTGCTGACTGCGCCCGCCGACGGAGCACGAGGTCCGCGCCTTCCCTGAGAAGGGAATATGGCCTTTTCCAGTTAGGATGAGTCACCGTGTGCGCTTTCCTCGTTGCCCAGTCGGCGAGCGTCGCCAAGTCGTGATCAGTGAAGTCGTCAGCCTGCTCGTTCAGCAGGTCGAAGAGCCGGTTCTGCATGTCGCGCTCCTCTTCATCCGGGTAAGCGCCCGGTCGGTTTTAGATGCCGTCGTAGTATGCGATCGGCTGGTAATACATAGGCTTTACCACGCCGATCTGCCCGCCATACAACGTCTCGTAGGCTCCGCCGCCGGTGACGGTCGGAACGGTCATGACGCGTTGTATCGGCACGGGGATGTCCATGTAGATTTTCTTCTTGTCCGCGACGTAAGCCACCATGCGGTCCGTGGCGGACTGTCCGGCGCCAGAACACCAGCGGGAGGGGAAAATCTTCAGGTTCACGCCCTGCGTCTTGGCGATGTTGTTGGCCAAGATGTAGGTCAGAATCGAGACTGTTCCGGCCGTGCTCACCAGTGCGTTGGCGATGAGCGTGAACTGAGCCGGGGGAATCAGTATCTGGTTCGCCATGCCCGTCACGTCATAGTTCGAGGCAGCCCAGGTCGCGAGAACGGCGGTGTTGACGTCGTTCATGATGGCCTGGATGCCAGCCTGCGTTCCGAGCGCCAGCTTGGCCGCCCAGGTGGTCGCGGCGGAGACCGTGGCGACGGCGCTGGCCGTCACGTTCGAGTTGTTCACCAGTCCGGGATAAGACGGCGTGCTCCCGGCCGAAGCGATTGGCCCGATGTAGGTCTGCTGGTCCAGGGACTTGTTCCAGTTCAGGCGCAGGCAGTTGTCGTAGAGGTTGTCGAGCGAGCGCCCGATGTTCTGCGATTTCTGCATGTCGACGAACGTCACGCGGGCCTCGTTGAACCAGTTGAAGACCCGGTAGATGTCCTTCGTGATGTTGGCCTGGGCGACGGGGATGGCGGTCGATTCGCCAGCCTGTATGCCGTAGCCGTTGCCGCCGCTGATCTGGTAGTCGGCGAAGTAGTTCGAAGAGAACTCTACCCAGCCGCCGCCAGAGTCGACGGGCATGTCGCGCATCCACGTAACGGATGTCAATGGTTCGTGCACCGTGGGATCGCGCTTTTCCAGTTCAGCGATCAGGAAGGCCAGACCGCCCGCGACGGCGGCGTCAGAAGCTTGGAGCCGCAAAGCTCCAGACCGCAACGCCCCCGCAGCGTCCATGAGGCGTCGCGCCGCCGGAATGCCTGCCCGGCTCGCCACTTCGCCCCGCTGAATTGCTGTGTCGAGGTAATTTTCAAATCGTTCCAGCATGGTGGTTTATTGGTCTCCTTTAGCCTACGTTGGGCGAGAGCAGCGTCACTTCGATCACCTGTTGCGTGCCGCCAGGGTCGGTCGAGATGAGGCCGGTTGTGAAAACGCAGTTCGTGAGTTGGATGGTGTAGGAGGTCGACGTGTCTTCCGCCGGCTCCACGTTCCCCACCGTCCCGTAAGGCGAACCCGTGCTGGCCGCGATGCGGAGCCACACCGGACCGCCCGCGATCGGCGCGCTGGCCGACTTCGGGTTGCCGTAGGGCACGATGATGTTTCCCCTGCACATGGCGTCGCAAGGCTCGCCAGGCAGGTAGTAGCCGAGCGAAGGATTCGTGCCGGGATATGGCGTGTATCCGAGCATCGTCTTGACCTCGCGCACGGCGAAGCCGACGAAGGCTCCCGTGCCCTGCGTCATCGTTGGAGTGATGCTGGTCGGCGAGGCGATCAAGTTCGTCAGGTCGGAGTAGTTGCCTCCCTGCGAAGCCTGAGCGCCCTTGCCGTTGATGAAGACGGCTTGCCCGAAGCTGATCGAGCCGACCGGATTGCCCTGCGGACTCTGGGTGGCGTCCGAAGGAGTGACGTAACGGGCGACGATCTTCACCGCCTCGTTCCGGGCGTAGGAGCCCACGTAACCGAGCCCCATCAGTGTGCCTACAGTTGTTCCTGGCATATTATTGTAGTACCTCCTTCTTGGACTTTGCCGCTTCCGCCGCCGCTTCCGCAACGTCGCGTCCGAGGTAGTTGGCTGCCCTCTCGGCCAGCTTCCTGCCTTCGTCCGCTCCGTCGCCGGTCCGCATCCGCTGCTGTTCTGCCTTGCCCTCGCGGTCTTTCTCGCGGGCAGAGAGAACGGCGTCGTATCCGCCCTTCTTGCCCTTCGCCGGTCCGCGCAGCGCCTTGTACTGCTCGTTCCATGCGTCGATAGCATGACGATCACCACTCGCTGCGACGGCAGGCTTCAACGCCTTGTGTCGCTCCAAGATGGCATCCAGCGCTTTGCGATCAGCACCAAGGATCGGGTTGTGGGGAATCTCGGACGCCTCCAGGGTCTCGACCGGGATCAGGTCGAAGTCCGTGGCGCGGTGACTTCCAGCCATCGGGCAGTCGTCGTCATGGGCTTCCTTGCCCTTGGCGCCGCAGTTGCACTCCGGCTCGTCATCATCGTCATCGTCTTTCCGCTTCTTGTCGTCCCTGGCGATCAACTTCTCGACGAGTCCGCAGAGGCGATCGACGGCGTCGGTCGACTTGCGCTTCTTGTCGTCGTCATCGTCCTTCGCCTTCTTTTTGTCATCGTCATCGTCGTGCGCCTTGGCCTTTTTGTCGTCATCGTCGTCCTTGGCGCGCTTCTTGTCGGAACCCTTCTCCTCGGATTTCTCCGCGGGCTTGGCCCCCTTCTCTTCCTTCTCCAACTCGGCTTCCGCCGGATCGGCGTCTCGTGTCTTCAATTTGGCATCCTCGTTTCTGCGGGCCGCCCTGCGAAGGGCTTCCGCGTTGGCTTCCTCGTTGCGTTTCACCGGATCGTCCGGCGAGGTGTCTTGGGCAACGAGCTTCAAACCGAGCGAAGAGAAGAAATCCTTCATCCCGGCAAAGAAGCCCGTGGCCTCCTTCACGTCCATACACTCCTCCTTTTGCTCGATTTGTGAAGCATCTGAATTTGAATCCAGAATTCTGACTGAACTGCCCGCGCGGCCCGACTCCACCACAGCCACGTGGTTTCCGACGATCCCAACTTGCTTATAACGTCCTTCAACTTCGTCGGGAACAAGATCGTAGTCATACCCGCAAGAAATTTCTGCGATGGTATCGTTTTCGACACGGTTTATAAGAATTGAATCTTTAATTACGAGATCAGCCTCGATGGCAAATTCTCCATCCGGGAGTTGACCGCCTTGCCTTACATTTTGTACATGGCCCTTCGAATAATTCGCATCATTGTCGGGAGTCAGAAATACGGGAGGATGGGGAGATGTAATTGACTTACCTTCAAAACTCGCCAGCGTCGTAGGAGAAAACACTTCGTTAAACGGTCTGAACACCTCGACAGTTTGATTAGCTGGGACGCCTTCGAGTTTCAATTCCGAGGCTTTGTATTTTTGCAAACCACTTCTGGCTATCGGCGTGCCGAGAACCACCAAGTAACCTTCTTTGGTTTTTGCCCGGTGACTCCCGAGGGCAATGCGATCAGCGTGAAATTGTGCCATTATCTATATGCGCGAGCATAGTTGTTGTAAGTGCTAGAACAACTCCTAGAGCAAACAACCCGTTTAATGCTGCGCTTATTATTAGGATTGATGTCGAACTTCCCTTTACAGATCTCGCAAATACGATCAAAGTGCGGAGTTAGTCTCGCGCTCCACCATTTCTTCTTTACGGATGATTGCAAAGCAATGCTCTCGGAAGAATGGGTTTTACCAAGCATCCGAGAACTGTTCAGAAATCCTTGAGGTACAGGACGCGGATTTAAACGGTAAGCGCGAGCAGAGGCAGCGGCTGCTTTACGCTGATGCTCGGGATTACTGTAGAACTGTTCCAATTCTGGATGCTTAATCCCCACTCCAAATCTATTACCTTTCAATCGTTCTTTAGCTTCCGGATGATCTCGAAAAAACTTTCTAACAGCCGCACTCATACGTCGTCGTGTCAGCTTTGAACGAAGGGGGTGATCGCCTCCATGTGTCATGTTATAGCCATTCGGCCATACAGAATTGCAGCGCTTGATCCACTCAGCTTCGAGGAGATTGAGTTCTTTGCGATCTGTCGAACGCGCCACGATAGAAATTTCAAAAGCCAGCAATCCGTACTTACGAAGCGCATTCCCAAAGTAGGTATTCGCTGTGAAATGTTTCTTCACGCGTCGGTTCAGAGTTTTAACAGTCTGACCGATGTACGTCTTGCGACTCACGCGGTGCGTGAACTTATAAACGATACCTTCTTTCGTACTACGGAGATTAAGCATATCTACTATTTTATTCTTTAGTAGCTTTCTCCGCGCACCAGCTTGTTCGTCGGATCAACGTCCTTACCTTCGTGTTCGGCTTCCTTCTGTTCTTCGCTTAAAAATTTATTGAGTTCTTTCTTCAATTCTGGCAAGCCGTCGTCGCGCCCGAAAGTCTTCGCATCGACCGTGACCGGATTCTCACCGAGGTAGTCTGCCGCCATCCTGCCAAGCTTCCCGTCGTCCACTGCGTTGCGCGCGATATTCCCAGCCGCGTGCTGTTCTTCCGGCGTCATGGGCGTATCGCCGGGACCAGTCAACGTGCTCACGGGCCAGCCGCCGCCGAACGAGAGCATGGCGTCAGTTCCAGTGAAAATATCTGCTCCGCACATGGAATCGTTGTACGACTTCCCCGCCGTGTGCATCGCGATCGCGACTGCCTGCTTTTGGGGCTTTCCGTGCTCCATCTCTGTCTCGATGTTGTGCGAGATCGTTTCTTGGCTGCTGCCTTTTTCAAGCGGCATCTTTGACCTCCTTGGCCTTTCCCTTCTTCGCTTTCCCGTTCGGCTTCCCTTCCGGCGACGGGATCATCTCGTCCTGTTTACCGAACGGGTTCGCGCTGTTCAGCGCCTCCATGCCCATGCTCTCGGCCGGGGTGATCACGGCGTCGTCCGCTTCCTCGATCATCTCGTCCGTTATGTTCGAGAACGCGCCAGTCTCGTCAGCTAGTTGCTGCAACTCCTGCAACAGAGTCTTGCGC